GCCGACCTAGTAGAACCAAGCCCAACGGCATACGCTATGTTGGAAATGCTTTACAAGGGCAATGACAAGGTAAAGACCTATAAACTAGCCATTGCGGATAAGAACGGATTGGTTGAACTGCTAGACATGGGCAGTCATTTAGGCCGTGGCGATACTTCGCTATTAGCAACCATCGTACCTAGTGAAACTAGCCGTTGGGTAGGTACTGACTTCACACCTGTTAAAGTTAAGGCCATGACTTTGACTAAGTTCGTCAAGGATAAGCAGCCTTACGACTTCATTAGCATTGATGCCGAGGGTATGGACGTTACTATCTTGCAGCAAGTAGACTTCGCGCATGTGAAATGTATTTGTATTGAATGGAATAACAAACCAGAGATAGCCGCCGCGATTAGGGCCGTGGTGCCAGATAGGTTTAGGGAAATATATCGTAGTTTAGAAAATCTTATCTATGCGCTCTAAAGTATTGGTATCAGTTGCATCAAAGGGCAGGGAAGATTATCGTAAAGCACAGTTAGCTTTAATCAAATCCACCCACGCGCACAAGTTTAGGTTAATGCATGACTACATGATGCGAAGTGTTGACGGATATTGCGATAACTACTACGGTGTTCCGATAACTTTAGGCAGTTGGCCCGTAACTGAGAAATACGGTGTATCATGGCAGCACGCAGATATGAGTTACCAGTTCAAGCCATTTGCCATCCAAGAAGCCATCGAAGCTGGTTATAAACAAATACTTTGGTGCGATAGTACGATTAGACTAATGGCCGACCCTGAGCCACTTTGGGAACAGTGCGCCACGCATGGCATACTAGCATGGGATAACGAGGGCCACCCGCTTAAACCTTGGATAGCACCACACGCGGAAAAGGCAATAGGCATAGACACCGAGGGTGTAAAGCAGATAATGGCCTGCTGCATCATGTTTGACTTCAATCATCCCATTACCCAAGTGGTCTTTGACGAATGGATAGAGTGCAGCCGAAACGGATCATTTCTAAACAAGGGCTTTGACAACCACCGCCATGACCAAGCCTGCTTGTCTGCTATCTTGTACAAACATGGTGTTCCTATTCAACCATACGGGGCATTGGCTTATCCGCATTATACACCGATACAACCGACATTTATTAATTGGGGGGTTCCGCAATGACCATAACATTTAATACACATGGTAATGATAAGCAAAAGCATGTTTGCAGGCTTTGGATTGACAGAGAGACAAGCGAGATTGTTTACGGCGGTAGCAAGGGTAGCGGCAAATCTTTTTTAGGTGTTTCACTTATCTTCGGTGACGCTTTTTTGCATCCAGGTACTCAGTATTTTATCGCTCGTAATTCCCTTACCAACCTTAGAAAGTTTACAATACCGTCTATTCATGAAGTATTTGGTATTTGGGGAATAACGCAAAGCATGTGGAAATTTAACGGTCAGGACAGTTACTTTTTGCTAAATAATGGCAGCAAAGTATTCTTATTGGATTGTTCCTACCAACCAAGCGACCCGCAATATTACAGATTTGGGTCTATTCAAATGACAAGGGGATTTATTGAAGAAGCGGGTGAAGTTGACCACGGCGCAAAAAATAACCTTGCAGCCTCAATAGGTAGGTGGCGCAATAATGAATACAATCTTACTCCTAAATTATTGATGACATGCAACCCATCAAAAAACTTTCTTTATAGGGATTATTACATTCCACATAAAAACAATACCCTAGAAAAGTGGCGCAAATTTGTCCAAGCATTCCCTGAGGATAACAAAATGCTAGATGACGGCTATTTGGAAAACCTTAAACGGTCATTGACGTTAAACGAGCAGCAAAGACTTTTGTACGGTAATTGGGAGTTTGACGATGACCCAAGCGCACTAATCGACTACAACAAAATCATAGACACATTCAGCAACACGCACGTACCAGAGGGCCGCAAATGCATCACGGGTGACATGGCGCGGCTTGGTGGGGATAAGATTGTCATCGTTGAATGGAACGGATTTAGGGGGCATGTACGATTCTACCAGAAACAAGACCTAGCAACGACCGCATCACTGATTGAGGCGGCCCGCTCGCGCCTAAGTTGTGGTAAGTCTGACATCTTGATAGACGAGGATGGGCTTGGCGGCGGCGTTGTGGACTTTTACGGCTGCAAGGGGTTCGTTAACAATGCCCGACCTTTGCCATCACCTACCAACCCGCAGAAAGACCAAAAAGGCAACATTAAACCCGAGAACTTCGACCATCAAAAGTCGCAATGTTACTACAAACTAGCAGAACGGATCAACGCAAACGGCCTGTATATCACCTATGACGATGACCGCGTAAGGGAATGGATAATACAGGAACTAGAGCAGGTAAAGCAGAAAAAACTAGATAGCGACATGAAAAAAGGTGTCCTACCCAAAGACCAAGTAAAGGAATTAATAGGCCGCTCACCTGACTTTGCCGATGCTCTAATGATGCGCGAAGCGTTTGAACTTATGCCTAAATTTGTTTTGACGCCACAAGATGACTAACTTTGAATACAAACCACGCAACCCATGAATATAATTGATAGGTTCTTGCAGAAGCGCATTGACCGCTTAGTAGGTACGGCCCAGATGCTACCCGCCACGGGAAGGGCTTACATAGGGCCGCAATCACTACCAACATACGGCAACCTTGTGACATGGCAAGGGCAGAACGGTGTTGAACAGGTCAAGAAAGGATATTGCGGTAACGATATAGTTTACAGTATTGTTCGGTTGATTCAAGAGAAATGCAAGCAAGCACCGTGGGCCGAGTTCGAGGTAGTTGATGACAAGAAATACAAGCAATACAAGGGCATGTTAGCAAGGCCCGATTTGATTGATAATTGGGAAAAGGTTGAGGAACTTAAAAACGCAGCCCTAAAGCTAGTCAAGACACCAAGCAAGATAACAGACCTGCTATTGGCACCTAATGACCAAGACAGTTGGGGTGACCTTATCGAAGAGATGGTAGGCTTTAAACTTATCACGGGCAACACTTACGTCTATGGCAAAAAGATATTAGCTGGCAAGAACGAGGGTATGCCCAATAGCTTACACATCATGCCGTCACAGTACATGAGTGTCATTGCCAACCTTAATGAGTTCCCCATTGAGATAACGGCCTATCAGTTATACATGCAATACATCCAAATGTTTACAAAGGATGAGATTCTGCATGATAAATACTTCAACCCTGAATGGTCAGTGATTGGTATTCAGTTATATGGCCTTTCACCGTTGCAAGCAGCCGCAAAGGTGTTGACTAGGTCAAACGAGGGTAAAAACGCAAGCGTATCGGCCTACAAGAACGGCGGCCCTAAAGGTGTGCTATTCGTAGATGACCAAAGATATGATGGCAACCTAGCAGTACAAGAGGCCGTTAGTGTGCGCAAGAAGCTAGGGCAGTTTCAAGGTTCAGACAACTACAACCAAGTGGCAACAAGCGGGTATAAAATGGGATATACACCTTTGGGCCTTTCGCCTGTTGACCTTGATTTGCTTAACGCTGAGAACATGGACTTGCGCGCATTGTGTAACGTCTACCAAGTGCCATCACAACTACTGAACGACCCAGATAACAAGACATTTAGCAACACAAAAGAGGGTGAAAAAGCCCTAACGGTACGTTGTGCCATTCCTGCTTTAGCTTCCATCCGTGAGCAGTTTAACCGTAAATTCCAAAAGGATTGGAACGGCAAAGGCCGTATTATTGACTTTGACACTAGCGTTTACACCGAATTGCAAGAGGGTAAACTTGACACGGTTAATTGGCTTGAAAAGTCTTGCCTAACACTTGAACGCAGATATGAGATATTGGGCGAAAAGATACCCGATTGGATGGACGAGGAAACTAAGCGCACTATCTTAGTGCCAGGTTCTTTAACCACGCTCGAGAATATCCAAACACCGATAAACCTACCCGCAGGACTTAACCCATACGGCGACCCGAAAAAGTGAGTTACTACTCAAAATATAAAGCTATCAACTTAAAGGTGCAGAACACATTCCGCGCACCTATTTTTGATTGCTTACAGGGCCAGATTGACTCATTTGTTGCGGCCTACAAGCGCACAGGCATAGCCGTACCTGTTGACCTACCAACGCAACCAATGTACAACACCTTAATGGCTATGTACCAAGTGGGCGGTATTGCGATGGCTAACGTTACTTCGAAGGCCATTAAACGTGACATTGCTAAGGGCGATGCAGAAGAAGAATCATTGTGGGATTATGTGATACGCAGGTATTACGAACTATTCCTAATGGATAAGATAGTCCAACCCATTACAGAAACGACATTCGAGCAGATACGCCGCGTTATGCTACAAGCCAATGAGGAAGGATGGGGCGTAGATAAGACTGTTAGGGCATTAAAGACTAGCGACATTACACGCATGAGGGCTGAGTTGATTGTGCGCACTGAAAGCATGAGAGCATCCAATACAGGGGCTATGATAGCCGCCGCGGGTTCTAGTGTTGCCGTGATGAAAAAGTGGAACAGTGCGCAGGATAACCGCACCCGCCGCATACCGCGTGACCAGTTTGACCATTTGCACCTTGATGGTAAATTAGTAGGCTTTGACCAACCATTTATACCACCATCCACCGCCGCGCTTGACGCGTTACAGTTTCCCGGCGATCCGTCAGGCAGCGCAGGCGATATTTGCAACTGCCGTTGCGTTGTGTCATTCGTTCCCATGCGTGACGGCAACGGTAGGCCCGTACCTGTTGAGGAATATAGGCCGCAGTTTACGTCACAGTTCAGGAAGTTGTATGAGGAAGGGCTTGTGCAAAGGAATGTGTTTCAGAGGATTTAAATAGCTTTAGCAATTGCTAATTTTGCTTTTTCGATAGCATTTACTTCCCTAAGTAAAAAATAACTATTCTGTTCAAGAATAAAAATACATTCTTTCAATGCTTCTAATAATTCAGGTGCGGCCTCAATTAACTTAGAATTTTCATCATTTGGCGGCGTTCCCTCTAATGGATAGTATTGTTCACTATCGCCAAAATTGCAAATTTCTTTACCATTAGCATCTACTAAAGATGGCATTTTAGCCGAATCTTCAAACTCAACAATCCATTTCCAAGGTGCGGGTGAATGTTTCATAATTCATAGTGTTTGACCCGCAACTTACCCAACCCCAACCGTACTAAAAAATAATTTTTTGCAACAATGTTGCATTTATTGTAAATTTGACAAAACAAAGTCAAATGCGTCAATACGAATATAAAGACATGACGGGGATGGTGGCCGATGTGGACACACAAGCCCGAAAGGTTAAGGCCGTTTGGTCACGCATGAACAACGTTGACCTTGACAGTGACATCATACTACCTGGCGCATTTACCAAAACCATTGCCGAATGCGGCCCACGCGGTAAGAATCAAATATGGTCACTAATTGACCACAAGGCCGTCATGGGTTGCGTAATCGGTAAGCCTATTGAACTGTACGAGGAAGGTGATGCGCTTATTGCCATTACGCCCATCCTAGACACCGAAACAGGCGAAGATGTGCTAAAAATGTACATGGCAGGCTTAATCAATCAGCATTCAATCGGGTTCAGCACAATAAAGTCAGATTGGCAAGACCAAGAACAGACCGTTAGACTTATCAAAGAGGTAAAACTTTATGAAGGTAGCGCGGTACTTTGGGGGGCCAATCCAATGACACCAACGCTTGACATCACCAAGAGTTACAAGCAAAGAGTAGAAGCACTAGAAAACGCCGTTAATAACGGCACATTCACCGATAAAACCGCATCACGACTAGAAATCGAGATACAACAACTAAAAAGCGCACTTAATGCGTTCACTCAACCCGCACCCAATGCAGTAGAGCCGAATGAATTGTTAGCAGCTTTGAGGGCAACAAATCAATCACTTAAAAATCTATTGTAAAATGGAAAACAAAGAAATCTTAGCCGAAGTAGGTAAAATGACCGAAATGGTGTCTGCTATCAAAGCAGAAGCAGAAAAACAATCTAGGGACTACGGTGCATTAACCGCCGAAATTGACAAGAAAATGGCCGAATTTGCCGCTAATTCAGAAGGTAAATCAGCCGCCGAAATCACTGCATTTAAAAAAGAAATGCAGGATCAGTTTGACGCACTTGCTACTAAAGCAGCCGTTAAGCCACAAGAAAAAAGCCAAACTATTGCAGAAGGTATTGCCGAAGCATTGGGCGGTATTCAGTTCAAAGAAGGATTGGATAATGAGTTAACCACCAAGTTACGCTCAGACCGTAAGTTCCGCATCGAACTACCCAACGTTAAAGCAATGGGTTTGAACAACCTTACAGGTGATCCGGTAGCAACCTATTCAACCCGTCAGGCAATCCAACCTGCACAAAAGTTGAACTTCCGCGACCTTATCCCTACTGTAAACAGTGAAACAGGTTTGTATGTGTTCTACCGTGAACCAGTGAACGCTAACAACATTGCCGTTCAGTCTGAAGGTTCTACCAAAGCAGAAAACACCTACAACTTCAGCGAGGTTAAAGTGGTACAAAACTACCTTGCAGGTTTCGCAACCTTCACCAAGCAGATGGCTACTAGTTTGCCCTGGTTGCAGAACACTTTGCCACGTTTGTTGATGCGTGACTTTTTTAAGAAAGAAAACGCCGCGTTTTTCTCTACCGTTTCAAGTGCTGCAACTGCGGTTACTTCTAGCGAAACAGATAACGTTAAGAAAATCATTGACATGGTTGCTGCTCAGTTGGATGCTAACTTCAATGTTAGTTTCGGCTTGGTAAGCAATGCAATGATGGCTTCTTTGCTTAAATCTACTTACACCAACGGTTACTACTCTGGTGCGGGTGGATTGACCTTGAACGCAACAGGTACAGGCGTTACCATCTATGGTGTTCCTGTATTACCTGCATCTTGGGTTACTAACAACAAGATTCTCTTGATTGACAGTGACTACCTAGAGCGCGTACAAGTTAAAGGTTTGGCAATCGAATTAAGTTACGAGAATGGAACGAACTTCGTTCAAAACCTTGTGACAGCAAGAATTGAATGTCAAGAGGAAATTAACTTAATGTTAGCTACCTCAGCAGCCTACGGAACATTAGCGTAAAACGTTAATAATCAATAACTTAAAAGCCTACCGTAAAAAAGTAGGCTTTTTTGTTTTGTATATTGTGTGAAAAGTTATATCTTTGAAACATGATAGTATATTTTCACAGACACCCGATAACAAATGAAATCTTCTATGTTGGCATAGGAGCAAGTAAAGAACGCGCATACAGATTTGGCGGCAACAAGCGCAATCAGTATTGGAACAACTATGTAAAAAAGCATGGTATTCCAATTGTTGAGATTGTGCATGAAGTTGAAACAAGAAAAGAGGCCGTTGAATTAGAATTGAAATACATTGCGCAATACGGTAGGCGCGTTGACGAATCGGGTCAATTAGTTAATATAACCATTGGCGGGGATGGCGGTTCGTTAGGCATGAAACAAACTCAAGAACACATGGAAAAGCGCGCGCATGCTAATCGTGGCCGCACTCACACCGAACAAGCAAAGGCCAACTTTAAAGCCGCTCAAAACAGGCCAGAAGTGCGCCAAAAACAGGCTGAAATAAAAAAATCTGAGGAATGGCTTACCAAGCAACGTAATGCTAAATTAGGGCGCGTATTGACGGCAGAACATAAGGCCAAAATATCAGACGGTTTAAAGGGTCGCATAGTTACCGATGAAGTAAAGCAAAAAATATCTTTGTCAAATAGTGGCAAGGTTAGAACTGAGGAACAAAGGAAAAAACTAAGTGAATTGCGTAAGGGGAAACCAAGAAGCGCAAAGGCCGCGGCTGCTGCTGCTGAATCGCATAAGAAAGTTTTGCTTAACACGGCCACAGGAATATATTATAACGGTATGAAGGAAGCTGCTGAATCAATACCTATGAATGTGAATACATTTAGGGCAAAGATGGCGGGTCATGCAAGGAATAATACTAGTTTCGTTTATTCTTAGTATCTTCACCACCTAGCAGTTCTCATAGTGTTTAATTAAGGGCCTACCGTTTCTACGGTGGGCTATTTTTTTGGATATATCGTTTGGGTTTTGTAGGTTTGGTGGATAAACACAAACACTATGAAATATTTATTAGCATTTTGCTGCATCGTCACTGCATCTATTTTATTACGAATCATTAGCGAACATTTTATCCATATACCTGATTATTTAGTAGGGTTTTGGTCTGCTATTGTTTATTACAGTTTTTTATATTATTATGACAAAAAAAATGATAAAACACAAACACTATGACAACACAATACGTTTACACTCAGGAAGAACACCAAGAAGCAGTAAAAAACGCAATGGCGGTAAAACAATTAAAAATAATGCTAGATAGAGGCGGTGTTGTTGTGTTAGGTAAATTAGTAAAAGATATTAATGAGTTTATTCTTGCTTGCTTAAATAGTTATGAGCAATGAAAATCCTCTACTCAGCCAAAAACTACCTACCCGACTACCGCGCGGGCGATAGCGTGAACGCGCACGAGATACACAAATGGCTTATACAACGAGGCCATGAAGTTGTTGTTATGCGTGGCAGACTACAAACACCGTACACCTTAGACGGCGTAAAGGTAGAACCGCGCAATAGTATCTGGTACCATTGGGCTGATGTGGTTACTACGGCATTGGACTTTACCCAAGTCACTATCGATGACGTGCAACACGAGCGGCCTATATTGTTCTACATGCACAATACATTTTACGAGGTGACGCTCAACCGCAACCCGCACGTATCAATCATCTACAACAACCCCGTGGCCCAAAGGGATGACAATTATCGGAATGACGGCTATGTGTTAACGCCGCCTGTTGATCCGTTGTATTACCAGGTAGAACGCTCTAACGCTGAATATATTACCCTAATCAACTGCAACCGCAACAAAGGGGCTGCAATGTTTGGTAAAATAGCCGCAGAGATACCCGATAAACAGTTTCTAGCCGTATTGGGTGGTTATGGTGTACAAGAGCCGCCAAACGCGCCTAATGTGACCGTATGGCCTATCCAAGAGGATATAAGGGAAGTCTACAAGGTTACGCGCCTACTGCTTATGCCATCGGCCTATGAATCATGGGGCAGAACGGCAACAGAGGCGGCATGTAGTGGCATCCCTGTTCTTTGTAGCGATACATGGGGCTTGCGTGAAAATCTTGGTGAAAATGGAATATATTGTGCTAACTTAGCATCATACATCCAAGCAATAAACGACATGAGCGAGAAAGCCAACTATGACAAAGCAAGCGAGCGCATCCGCAAGGCGGTAGTCAATCCTGCTACTAAGTTGGAAGGGCTTGAGGCGTTTATGGTTAAGAAAGTACAAGAACACAAGAAAAAAAAGGAATATGGCATACAACCTAGTAATAGATAGCACCATCACGGAAACGGGCTATCCTACCGAGCCGGTGACACTTGACGAGGCAAAAGCCTACGCGCGTGTGCAGGTGGATGACGCAGCACAAAATGCACTATTTGAGTTGTGGATTCAATCGGCGCGTGAGTACATAGAAGCGTCTACGGGCTTGTCATTAGTGCCAAAGTATGTTGGTGTTACATTAAGCAACCCACAAGGCGGGATTGAACTACCTTACGGGCCTGTTACTGGCACAATTACTTGGAGAGATGTGAACGGAAATACGCCAACCGTGACAACTAGGGGGAATATGTTTCCGATGGTTCTGTTGCCATTTGACATTTACGAGGCTGCATATCCCGTGGGATATACTACCGATACCATCCCGCGCGACTTAAAGGTAGCTATCCTTAACATGGTAGTGTCATGGTATGAGAATAGAGGCGATGAGGCTATAATGAACGCGCCTGCATCCGTTGTTACGATTTGTCAAAAGTATAGTAGGATTGGATTAATAGCATAGTTATGAAGATACGCAACACCCCACGCGAACTGAACGCCGCAGCACTCAAAGACCGTTGCACCATCAAGGCCCCAACGCTTACACCTGATGGCAGGGGCGGCAGCGTTACCACCTACACGGCGGGAACAGAGGTATGGTGTTGCACTGACCCAAAGGCTCGTACCAGGTTGCTGCAAGTTGAACAGTTGATTAACCAAGACTTTGTATATTTGTATATTCGCTACGGCATAACCATTGATGCAAGCTATATTGTTACGTTCCAGGGGGCTGACTATGTAATAAACAACCTAACCAACGTTGACAACAGGTTTCAGTATTATTTGATTGAAATGTACACTAAAAAGTTATAAACACAAACACTATGATAGACGCTAAAGATTTACGGATTGGGAATTGGTTTCTGTTTGGTGAATTAAGGCATCAGGCAACCCATTGGGATATTAGGAATTTAGCACTTGCAGAATTTAAAGGCAACCCGTTAGAAACATATAAACCCATCCCCCTAACACCTGAGATACTAGAGAAATGCGGGTTTGAGAAATGGGGTAAGGATGGGTATGATAAAAATGGTATCTACATTTCAAAGTACTTTAATTACCCAATTTATAATCCATTTGGTGAATATATAAATTCTATTGAGGTTAAATACCTACACGAACTCCAAAACCTATACTACGCCCTAACCAAACAAGAACTAAACTACACACCATGATCCGCGTATCCGTTGTAGGCACTGACAAACTATTAGCCGCTTTGCAGAAAGCTGAAAAAAAGCTGCAAGACGGTGTTAATAGGGAAATGGATGCAGCGGTGATGGAGATTAACGCAAAGCAGATAGCAGCCGCGCCGGTGGACAAGGGCATACTTCGCGCAGGCAACAGATATGACATATCCCGCCCATTAAACAAAGTTCTGTTTAATAAGGTAGAATACGCACCATACCAAGAGTTTGGAACGGGTGGCTTGGTGAGCATCCCAGATGGCTTACAAGATGAAGCCTCGATATTTAAAGGCCGTGGCATTCGTGAGGTGAACATGCGCCCCCAACCATTCTTTTACCGCCCTTATTTTGAAGAAATACCGAAATTATTAAAAGCCGTTGAAAATATTCTGAAATAGTTTATCTTTGAGCAAGAGATGAAATATTTTTGGAAATACGGCATACCTGCATACTACAACACGCTCAATGGGGCCATATATTACAATGGCAGCTATACAAGTGTGAAGATATATGACGGCATGGTACCACCAACGGCAACGAGTGAACCGATATACATTGTACTAGGTGAACGTTTGAGCAATCAGACGGCTAACAAAACAATGTCGCAGTTTGACGCTTCTTTGCTTATTGACATAGTGGCCAAGACAGGCAGCTTCGGTTTCAAAGATAGTGAGGATATAGCAAGCCAAATACTTGGATTGATTAACCAGAACGCCAACCCTAACTGCTCACCCGATTTTCAGGTAGCAACAACAAGGGTGTCAACGTTTAATCTTTCAGGTATTAACCCAACAGATAATATTTTTAGAACGCTTATACGATTTGAGCATAAAGTTTTACAACAACAATAAAAACCAACACAAATGGCACAATCAGTAATTAATGGTTCTGACATCCTAGTATTGATTGACCGGACAGGTTCCGGTACTTTCGTACCAATGGCTTGTCTAAAGTCCAACACCCTAAGCGCATCCCTTACCGAATTGGATGCTTCAAGCAAATGCGGTAACTCATGGGTTCCCGGTAGTAAGTTTGAAGATACCATCACAGGCGAAGGCAACGCTATCGACCAAGACGGCGCAAACACCGTAAACAGTTACACCCAACTGTATGACCTGTTTGCCCAAAAGGTACAGTTCCCTGTTAAGTTCGGTAAAGCAAGCCCTACAAGTGGCGATGTGGTGTACAGTGGTACATGCTTCATCACTAAGTTTGAACTTGTTGCACCGTTTGACGAACTGCAAACCTTTAGCATCACTTTCAGAAACGTTGCGCCACCATTTACACAAACAATGACATATTAATATGTTTAACCTAGAACTGCAAAACAAAACTATCCCTTTAAAATGGGGAACATGGGCAATGCGCCGAGCATGTGAACTAGCTGGAACACCTGGCAATCCGTTGCCATTAGAGGAGTTCTTCACTTCACTACTTGGCGCATCCTTTGACTTCAAGAAAATATCCATATTCCTGCAAGCCGCAGCCGAAAGTGCCAACCGTGGACCGGTAGATTATACCGAACATGATTATGGCGATTGGCTAGACGAATGCGGGGGTATACTAGCAACCGAAGGGCCTATTGTTGACTTTTTTAACTATGTTATCAAGGCAACAACTAACAACGTTACACCGTTGCCGGGGGACACTAAGGATGAAAAAAAAAGCGAAAGCCAACCCGCCTAACGTGGGATGACGTGCTAGTACAGGCCGTGCAATGTGGATTGACTATTGAGCAGTTTTGGGATATGACTTGGCGGGATTGGAGTATCTACTCCATTGCCCACCAAAGACAAGAGTTAAACGAATGGGCTAGGACAAGGCGATTGGCTTATATGGTTTATGTCATGGGTAGCAGTGAGAAAATAAAGATGAAAGAGGATAGGTTTCACCCATTGCCTATTGACGAACCAGAATACAGGGGCGAGCCTATTTCACTAAATCAGTTCAAAAAAACAGTAGCTTTATATACGTCAAAAAATTAACCCATGCCTAAAGAGTTTCTCGAAATACAGATTACGGCAGACAATTCAAAAGCCGTTGCCGAGTTAAACGAATTAGGTACACGGCTAAAGACGTTTGAAACGCAGATTAAGAAGGCAACGGATTCCGAGGTTTTGATTCGTTTGCAGAAGTCTATCAACGACACTAAAGCAAGGATGGAATCTTTAAACAGTTCCATCAATCCCCTTGTACAGAATACACAGAACTTTGCCAAAGGTAGCAACCAAGCAGCGCAAGCCCTTACCAATGTGGGCCGCGTTGCTCAGGATTTACCGTTCGGCTTTATGGGTATTCAAAACAACTTGAACCCATTACTTGAATCGTTCCAAAGGTTAAAGGCCGAAAGCGGTTCAACAAGTGGGGCATTGAAAGCAATGGCGGGTTCTTTGATGGGCGCGGGCGGTGTTGGGCTTGCGCTTAGTGTTGTTTCAAGTGCCTTTGTGATATACCAAAGTGGTATAATGGGCTTTAATAAAAAGACCGCCGAAGCCAAAGAAAAGCTAGACAAGTTTACTGAATCCCTTAACCAAAATAGGGAAGCCGCAAGCAAAGACCTTGCAAGTATGAGGGCTTATGTTGATGCAGCCCAAAACACATCCCTAAGCATTGAACAAAGGCAGACCGCCGTTGACAAATTAATACAACAATATCCTGCATACTTCAAAGGGCTAACCGTTGAAAATGCACTCACCAAAGACTTAACGCAGTCAACTAATGCGCTTACTGATGCTATATACAAACGAGCCGCAGCAAGGGCAATGGAGGG